TGGAGAAAACTTGCCATCGCTTATCGTAAGAAAGTGTGTTTCTGTGAGAGATGCACGAAGAGAGGTATCCTTGGTATTCCCGGAGAGATCGTACACCACAAGATACATCTGAACAAGGACAACATCAAGAATCCGAGGATATCTCTTAACGAAGCGAACCTGGAACTCCTATGCAGAGAATGTCATGAAGAAGAACACAAAAGACAGAAGGCAAACAAATCACCGAGATACCGAGTAGATAGTTTAGGGGGGATAACGATCTATGAAGAAAGACAGAGTTAAGAAAGAATACAACCGATTAAACAAGATTTACAAGGTACTTCCACCGAATCAGTATGCACTACTGAATCCGGTCATAGAAAAAACAGCATGGCTTCATGTGACATTGGAAGACCTTCAGGATGCTATAGACACCGAAGGCATTACCGAAGTATATCAGCACGGAGAGAATCAGAGTGGAGTGAAGGAGACGGTCGCAAGTAAGACCTTTGCCAACTACACGAAGTTATATCAGAACTACATCAAGCAGCTTGATGATAAACTTCCACCTGATTCAGCGAAAGACAGCAAATTAAAGGCATTCCTGAATGAGTAACTATATCTACGAATACTACCAACGGATAAAGGATGGCAGAGTAATCGTAGGGCATCATATCAGGACATTATACGAGAGGATAATAGAAGGCTTGGAGAACCGAGCCTTTTTTTATAACCAAAAGAAGGCAGACCGAGCCGTAAAGTATATCGAGAACTTTTGCCATCATCATGAAGGCGAACTTGCTCCACAGCTCTTAAAGATGGAACTATGGCAGAAAGCAACCATATCACTAATCTTTGGGATCGTTGACAGCAATGACCGAAGGCAATTTCGTGAGATAGTGATAGTGGTCGGAAGGAAGAACGGGAAGTCGCTTCTCGCATCAGGCATCAGCTCATATATGCTCTACGGAGACGGAGAGTACGGTGCCAGGGTGTACTTTGCTGCACCGAGACTCCAACAGGCAACGATATGCTTTGATGCCATGTATCAGAGCATTCAGCATGAGCCTGAACTTGCACAGATGACCAAGAAGAGGAAGACAGACCTTTATGTGGCTGAAACTAACTCTTCTGCTCAACCACTCGCATTCTCTTCCAAGAAGAGCGATGGTCTTAACATCTCATGTTGCATCGCAGATGAATTTGCATCCTGGAGTGGAGATGCCGGTCTTAAGTATTACGAAGTCATCAAGTCATCGTTCGGATCGAGAAGAGAACCGACGCTCTGTGCCATCAGTACGGCAGGATATGTGAACGATTCTGTCTACGATGAACTGATAAAGAGAAGCACAGGATGGCTGAATGGGAACTCCCACGAATCAAGGCTTCTTCCGGTCATCTACATGATAGATGATGAAAGCAAATGGAATGACCTGAACGAACTTCAGAAGTCGAATCCAAACCTTGGAGTATCCATATCGGTCGATTACCTTCTTGAAGAGATCGCAATCGCTGAAGGAAGTTATAGCAAGAAACTTGAGTTTCTCACGAAGTATTGCAACAGAAAACAGAACTCTGCCCAGGCTTGGCTGTCAGCGAAACTGATAGAAGATGCATCAAGGGAGAACATCAATCTTGATGACTTTAAGAACACATATGCCGTAGCAGGAGTGGACTTGTCACAGACAAGAGACTTAACAGCTTGCACCATCATCATCGAAAGGAATGGAAAACTGAATTACTTCACCAAGTTTTTCCTTCCTTCCGAGCTTATCGCAGAAGCAACGGAACGAGATCAGATTCCATATGCCAAGTATGTGCATGAAGGAATCCTTGTGCCGTCAGGAACGAACATAATCGACTACAACGATGTTTTCAATTGGATGGTGGAATTAGTCGAGAAGTACAAGATATATCCTCTGAAAGTCGGCTATGACCGATATTCGGCAACATACTTCGTTCAGCAATGCCGACAATACGGATTTCATATGGACGATGTGTATCAAGGTGACAACTTGTGGAACACCATGAACACCTTTGAAGCACAGCTTCGTGATGGAGTAGCGAACATAGGACACAATGACTTGTTAAAGATGCACCTTCTCGATAGTGCTGTGAAGATGTCACTTGAGAGAGGAAGAGGAAGGCTTGTCAAGATATATCCGAATGCACACATAGACGGAACGGCAAGTTTACTCGATGCCCTTGTAATGAGAGATAAGTACGGCTTTGAAATCGGAGAACAACTGAAAAACGAGAGGTTTTCATAATGGGATTATTTGATATTTTGTTTCCACCGAGGAAGCAGAAACAGACAGAAAAGGTGATGAGTAAAGGACAGACCATAAAGGTTCTGAACGGCTATTCACCATCCTTTACCACATGGAACGGAGAGATATTTGAGAACGAGCTTGTCAGAGCTTGTATCGATGCAGCAGGAAGGCATATCTCAAAGTTAAAGGTGGACATATACGGAAGTGGCAATGAGAAACTGAAAGCAAGGCTGAAGTATTATCCGAACAGCTTTCAGACATGGTCACAATTCCTCTATAGGACATCCACCATCCTGATGCTGTGCAACACTTGTTTCATAGTGCCTGTATACGATAATGACCTTAATGTCATAGGCATCTATCCTGTCATACCGACAAGATGCAAGGTGGTTCAGTACAAGGATGAACTATGGCTTAAGTACGAGTTTAACAGGCATGAAACGGCTGCCGTTGAGATGAGTAAGACGGCTATCCTCACAAGGCATCAGTTCAGGCATGATTTCTTCGGAGACCCTAATAACGGACTTGATAACACATTGAAACTGATGGATCTTGATACACAGGCTATCAACGCAGCAATCCGTAATAGTGCTACATACAAGTTCATTGCCCAGGTTTCCAACTTCACGTTTGATGATGACCTTGCAAGAGAGAGGAAGAGATTCTCCGAAGAGAACCTTTCAAAGGATGCAAAGGATACCGGTGGATTGCTCTTATTCCCCAACACCTATACCAACATCCATGAAGTGAACCATCATCCGTACACCGTTGATCCTGAAGAGCAGAAGAGGATAAAAGAGAATGTCTTCGACTACTTCGGACTTAACGAGGAAGTGCTACAGAACAGAGCAAACAGCGAGATGCTCGATGCATTCTTCAACGGACATATAGAGCCGTTCGCAATTCAGTTTTCTGAAGCCGTAACGAGGATGCTCTTCACCGAGAGACAGATAGTCGCAGGTAACAAGCTGATAGCCAATGCCAACAGACTTCAGTACATGAGTGTTACACAGAAAGTTCAGATGGCAAAGGAACTTGGAGACAGAGGAGCATTGTACATCGATGAGATAAGAGAACTATTCAATTATGCACCTTTACCAAACGGAGACGGACAACACGCACCTCTCCGTGGTGAATATAAATTTGTTGATGATGAAGGCTCTAATGCCGAATCAGGCAACGGAAAGGAGACAACAATAGATGGAAACGAATCCACAGAAGAGAGTAACGAGAATCTATCAATGTGAATTAAGAGCATTGGAGAACGAGGACTACGGAACTTACATCGCAGGAACACCCATCGTTTTCTCTGCCGAAGCTGATTTAGGGTACTTCAAAGAGATCATCGACAGAGGTGCTTTGGATGATACAGACCTTCGTGATGTTCCTCTGTTCGTGAACCATAACATGGACATGATACCTCTTGCAAGGTCAAGAAGGAACAATGCCAACAGCACCATGCAGCTTACACCACATGAAGAAGGAATGGACTTCCGGGCGAACCTCGATGTCGAGAACAATGCCACGGCAAAGGAATTGTATTCGGCTATCACAAGGGGAGACCTGGACAAGATGTCATTCGCCTTCACGATAGACAAGGATGAGTGGGAAGATCTTGATAGTGACTATCCAACAAGACACATCAAGAGCATTTCAAAGGTATACGAGATCTCTGCCGTGAACTTCCCTGCTTATAATCAGACATCTATCTACGCATCACGCTCCGAGGACAAGGAAGCATTGGACAATGCAAGACACTTGGTGGAGACCAAGAGAGCCGAAGAAAGAAAAGCAAAGATAGAAGAAATCAGAAACATACTAAAGGAGCTTTAAATGGACATCAATTTAATGACCCTTGAGCAGATCGAGGAAAGGAAAGCCGAGATAGATCAGCTCCTTGAAACAGACGGAGCAGACCTCGATGCATTATCCACCGAGATCGAACAGCTCAAAACAAGAAAGGCTGAACTTATAGCCGAAAGAAAAGCCATCCTGGAAGAAGTATCACAGATTCCGGATGATGAAACCACAATAATCGAAAGAGGAGAAAAACCTATGGAAAAAACATTAGTAGAAGTGCTGAAGAGTGCTGAATACGAAGAAGCGTATGCTCGTTACATTAAGACCGAGGACGCAACAGAAGTAAGATCCCTTCTCTCCGAGATGGTAGATTCAGGAACCGTTCCTGTACCGACCTATCTGAACGAGAAGATAATGACAGCTTGGGACAACTCCGAGCTGTTTGGAAGAGTCAACAAGTCCTACATCAAGGGAATAATCCGTCAGGGATTTGAGCTTTCTGCTACAGGAGCAGCAAAGCACACCGAAGGAGCTGCAGCACCGTCCGAGGAAGAGCTTGTCCTTGGTGTTGTAGAAATTTCCCCGGTCAGTCTCAAGAAATGGCTGTCAATTAGTGATGAGATCATGGATTTAAAAGGGCGTGAGTTCCTCGATTATATATATGATGAGATCGAATACAGGATCGTGAAGCTCGCTGAAGAGGAAGCAATCAAGATCATCAAGAATCTTTCGACCTCTGCATCTTCAAGTGCCGTTTCCGTCAAGAACTATAGTGGAGAACCTGCTGCAGACCTTTGCATCAAGGCTCCGGCTATCCTTTCTGATGAAGCAAGGAATCTCGTATTCATCGCTAACAAGCAGACAATCGCACAGTTTGAGTCTCTGACCACGGCTGATGGATATCTGTTCAACAATCCGTTCCACGGTATGCCTGCTATTGCACAGAACAGCCTTCCTTCCTATGAGTCGGCAAGTTCAGGAGCAGTTTATGCCATCATCGGTGACCTGTCTGCCTTCAGAGCAAACTTCCCCAACGGCAGCGAAGTCAAGTTCACATTCGATCCATATAGCCTTGCAGAGAAAGACCTTGTCAAGATCGTTGGAAGAATGTATGTCGGAATGAATGTTGTCGCTTGTGACAGGTTTGTCCTGGTTAAGAAGCCTGTTGTTTCCGGCTGATGAAGATAAGACTACTGAAAGACACAAGAGTGCTTATAGAGAAGGGGAGTATCGTTGATACCCCCTATTCTTATGCAGCAATGCTTGTAAGAAGTGGCTATGCCGTACCTTTTGTTGAAGAGCAGAAGGTAGAGCAGAAGAAAGAAGACAAGCCGAAGAAGACAACAAAGAAGAAGTAAACGGAGATTGACAATGGCTGACACAATTTTAGCAAAGACTAAACTTGCTTTAAGACTAAAGACAAGTGCGTTTGATTCAGAGCTTGTGGACTTAATAGCAAGTGCAAAAGAGGACTTAAGGATCGCAGGAGTTTTCAACACCGATGATACCGACCCAATTGTTGCAAATGCTATTGTGTCCTATGTCAAGCTGCACTTCGGTACACCATACGAGGATGCGAACTTGAGGAAGAGTTTCTACGCAAACCTTAAGGCATCCTATGATGAACAGAAAGCACAGCTCTCAATGGCTACAGGGTACACATCCTGGGATGGAATACCTGAATGAGGTGACATATGTACATACCTTGTGAATGCAAACTTATTGCTTTTCAGAAAGGACAGGATGCAGACGGATACACCGAGTATGTTCCCCATGATACAGATATGTTCTGTGCCATGAGTGGAGTTACCCATAGGGAATACTACGAAGCACTCCAGGCAGGGATAAAGCCTGTCGCTGTCATAGTGGTAAACGCATGGGAGTATGAGGAATCCTTCTACGGAACGAATCCACCTGAAAAGGCAGAGATAAACGGATTCAGATACAAGATAGAGAGAGCCTTCAGGAAAGACCTTGACCATTATGAGCTGACACTTTCATATGACCAAAAAGATAACGAGATAATATACGAGGGATGACATGGCTACAACGATTAACGCACTCATAAAGAACGGACTTAAGGACATCGGTGTTCCTGTAGTGCCTGACTACTATGACGGCACAAGAACGGAATACATCGTGTTCAACTTCATGATGAGACCGTACATCTTCAGCGATGACTTCCCTTATTCACTTATCTACGAGATCACGGTTCATTATGTGTGTCCACCGAAGAAGAATGCTATTGCTACAAGAGAGAACATCATCAGAGCCATCTATGAGCTTGACGGAACTTATCCTGAAGAGACCAACGCAAGTACGGAAGATGAACAGCACTATATCTACGAATTTGAGATCGCAGGAGACACGATAGTATGAGATTCGATTTAAGGGATCTTGAGAGATTTATCTACAATATGGGTGTCAATGTGGCATTGCTCAATGCTGATGACCAAAAGGCTATCATTCAACCGTGTGCAAAGGTAATAAAAAAACACATTAAGGTAAATGCCCAAAAGATGCTCAAAGGAAGGTACTTCCTTGAACAGGTTGCAAAGAGTGTGTCCATGACTATCCACTATACCAAGGACAAGTTACATACTCCCTATTATCTAATCAACTTCAAAGGAATGTTAGATAAAAAGGGAGCTAACGATCAGGTTTTAGGTGGTCCTGAACGAGCAGCAGCCGTAGCATTCTTAAACGAATATGGTGTGCCTACTAAAAATGCACAGAAAAGACCAAGACCTTTTATCAAGGAAGCAATCTATGATGGAACGATTGAATCATATGAAGAGATCGCTAACATCCTTGGACAGATTGTGGCAAACAAAATTACTAAATAGGAGAAACATATATGGCAAAAATCGGATGCAAACATCTTTGCTTCTGCAAGAGTGGTGAGTCCACAGGAACTCATCTCGCAGGACTTGTTGAAGCAAACTTGACAATTACTAACGCAACAGGCGAACTGTATGCCGACAATATCCTTTGGCTCTCCGACAGCGAGTTTGCGAGTGGTGAACTTGCTGCCGATATAGCAGACCTTACGCTTGAACAGGAAGCACTCCTCTTCGGAGCTACCTATACTTCAGGATCAAAGACCCTTGAAGCAAAGGCAGGAGATACTCCGGCAGCAGGAATCCTTGGATTCGTAAGATCCATAGTCAGAAGGAACGCATCAGGTGTTGGCGAAAAGAAGTATCAGAGCGTAGTGTTCCCCAATGTTAAACCTGCAAGGGGAAGCGAGAATGCTTCCACAAAAGGTTCTTCCATCGAGTATCAGACCAACCCGGTAACCTTTACCATCATGGCTGATGCTAACAACAAGTGGAAGATAGTTAAGGAACATGACTCCGAGATCGCAGCAATTGGCGAAGTCAACACACAGTGTGGAGTAACAGTTTCTGCATAAGCAATCAGGGAAGGGGATAAAACCTCTTCCCTTTTTTCTTGTATCTATAGGGGGATAAAAGATGATACAGAGATTCACCGACATTACATTCAGAGACAAGCATATAAGACTATGTTTTACGATGGATGTCTTACTGAACATCCAGGAAGAGTACAATTGCACATTCTCTAATCTGTTTGAAGATCTTGATGACAGACGAAGATGGGAAAGGGAACAGAGCCTTATTGTTAAACTTGCCCTTGAAGGGAAGACTATAACGGATACCGAAGAAGATGTATCCACATTTACATACACAGACTTTGAACACATACAACCCTGGGAGAGAGAAAACCTTGTAAACGCAATGTGGTCGGCTCTTGCCAAGGGATTCAAGAAAGACTACGAAGACGCAGAAGTGGATGAGACACTTCTTGAGATAAAAAAAAAGAAAACAGATATTCTTCAAAAAGTGAAGCACTTAATACAGCTAAAACGCTTGGGATCGCAATCAAAGAATACCTGAAGTTAAATCCGGGCATGGTCTATGACCTTATCGAATTATGGAACAGACAGCACGGAGCAAAAGAAGAGAATCTGATATAAGGAGACTATAAATGCCTAACGCAACAAGAAGAGTATCGGTCAAGATCGCTCTTGACGGCTATGAAGAATACAGAGCGACCGTCACCAGGTTGAATAACGCTAACAAGTTATTTGCGTCCGAACTTGGCACACTTAACGAAAAATTAAAGGCTAATAGTACAGATACCGAAACCCTGAAGAGAAAACAGGAAGTGCTGAAGGCTGCTTTTGACAATCAGAAGAGAACCGTCGAAGTAATGGCACAGCAACTCGCAAGGGCAAAGGATGCCCAAGCTGCTTATAAGGATGCTGTTGAAAAATCAGAAGCGAAAGTTAAAGCTGCTGAAGATGCTCTGAACAAGTACAAGAATACTTCTGATGCAACCGATGATAAGATCAAAGAACTTGAAAAAGCACTCGATGATGCAAACAGGGAACTCGATGAAAACAAGGGAAATCTTGATGCAGCAAATCGTGGTGTTATGGATATGGAGACGGCATTAAACAATGCCAACACACAGCTCTATAAGTATGAAGCTGCTCTTGTAGACAATCAGAAAGAACAAGATAAAATAAACGGCACATATAAAGAAGGAGCAACCTATGTAGGTGAACTTGGAACTAAATTTAAGGATACCGGAAAGGACGCAGATGACTTTAAAGACAAAGTTTCAAAAGCGGTAGACTCTATTGCCAAGAACGAAGCCTTTCAGAAGATAAAGGAATCCGTAGAAGCCATAAAAGATGCCCTGAAGGAATGTATAGATACTTCTATTAAATTTGAATCAGCTTTCGCAGGAGTGGCAAAGACATGGAGTGGTTCTGAAGAAGACCTTGCTGCATATTCAGATACCATTAAAGAGATGGCACTCCGTCTTCCTTCAACTACAACAGAGATCGCAAAAGTCTCTGAAACGGCAGGACAGCTTGGTATTCATACAAAGGACATGGAGAAGTTTACCGAGACCATGATAGGACTTGGTAATGCTACGGATATCACAGCAGATGAAGCAGCCATGTTGGCAGCACAATTCAATGCCGTCAACGATTTCGGAACAGAGAACATTGACAAGTTTGCATCGGCTGTTGTTTGGCTTGGTAACAATTCAGCCACAACAGAATCGAAGATCATGGCAATGGCACAGAGACTTGCATCGGCAGGTACACAGGCAGGAATGTCAGCTCAAGACATCCTTGGTGTGGCAACAGCTCTGTCATCGACAGGTATCGCAGCAGATGCAGGTGGTGGCTCGTTCTCTAAATTCATAGCAAACCTTCAGGTGGGTGTTGAGACAGGAAAAGTCGGCAAGATCAAACTTGAAGAATTTGCAAAAGTCGCAGGAATGACGGCAAAGCAATTTAAAGCACAATGGAGCAAAGACCCTGTTGTTGCTATTCAGAAATTTGTGGATGGACTTGCATCGGCAGAAGATGAAGGAAAATCATCAATTAAAGTTCTCAAGGAACTTGGCTTGACCGAGATCAGAATGAGGAATGCACTCCTCTCTCTTGCATCAGGCGAAAACAAGCTGACCAAGTATGTAAAAGGTTCTAATGATGCATGGGAAGATAATGTTGCACTCCAGGATGAGGTTAAGAAGAGATACGATACCACAGAATCACAGACTAAGATTCTAAACAATAACATTGATGCGATGAAGAGAGAGATAGGCGATGCCCTTATTCCTGTCATCCGTGACGCAATAGAAGCAGCAATTCCTATTGTTCAGAAGATAACAGAATTTATCGAAAAGAACCCGGAACTGATTCAGCAATTAGCACAGATGACGGCTGCTGTCATTGCTGCCACCACGGCTGTGGCAACTATTGGAACCGTCATAGCAGCAATAAGTTTAGTTGGGTCACCTGCCTTGTTGATAATAGCAGGACTTACGGCAGGAATCGGTGGCTTGATAGAAGCGATGCAAAGACAGGCAAATAGCATTGAGAACTATACACCTTCATTAGAGCATTACGGAGAAGCTGTTGTTGGATATAAGGACAGAGTCGATGACCTTTATAAATCCTACTACAATCAGATTGGTATCTTCTCCGACAATCAAGCAAAAGTTGATGAGTACATGGGTACTTTGGAGAGACTTGACAAGAAGAAGAAGCTCTCCAAGGATGAACAGAAACTCTATAACGATACACTTGAGAAACTTAAGGAAATCATTCCTGACCTTAATGTCAAGATAGACAAGAAGACAAAGAAGATCCAAGGTGGAACTGAAGCTCTTAAGGATCAGATAACTGAATGGAAGAATCTCAAACAAGCCGAAATGGAAGAGATGCTGATGAATGCTCTCATGCAGGAGAAGATCGACCTTCAGATAGAGATGAGCAAACTGAACCGTCAGAAAACTCTTGAACAGACAAAACTCGACCGACTCCAAAAAGAATATAACGAAAAGCTCGAAAGAGAAAAGTGGTTATATGAACACAAGAGTAGCTTAAATCAGACGGAACTTCAGGAACTGAAAGACCTTCATAAAGCAAGAGTCGAACTTGGCGATGAGATTCTGCAAACGCAGAAGAACATAGAAGACCTTAATTACACCCTTGAAGCTGATGTCGATGCAATGATAGATGTCGATAAGAGAATGAACTCGATGGAAAACTCCATGAAGGGCATCGATAGTCAGGCAAAGCCAACGATAGATGCAATGAAAGAAGTTGGATGGACAGCAGGTGAAATGGGCAAAGACATGGAAAAGGCAGGAAAGACATCCGAGGAAGTTGCCGATGATATCGTTGCAAACTTTGGTATATCCGATGACTTAAGGAGAAAAGCCGGAGAATCTATGGATGCTTATACGAAGAGACTTCGTGAAGCAGGTATAGATGAAGAAACGATTACCCAAATCAAAAACTACTATGTCAACAACCTTCCAACAAGTTTTGGCTCTCAAGGTGAATCGGCAGGTGCATCCTATGGCGATGGAATGGTTAAAGGTATTAATTCCAAGAAGGGTTCTGTTGAGTCTGCTGCAAGATCATTAGCAGGAAGGATGAACACCGTCACGAGACAAGTCCTTCAGGAAAAGTCTCCGTCCAGGGTAGCAATGGAAATCGGTGAATACTATGTCGAAGGACTTGCAATCGGTCTTGAAGATGAAGAGGACAACCTCTATAAGACGGCAAAAGACATAGCAACCAACATGAACAACACTATGGATCACTCCCTTGATTCTTCGCTGATATTCGGCAACCAAGGTTCACTCGATCTCAATACATCAGGGAAACAGACCGTACAGATAAAGCAAGATGATTCAACACAGAAAGACCTGACCACGATGGTCGGACTTATGGAGAGATACCTTCCTGCCTTTGCCAATATGCAAGTGGTCATGAATAGTGGAGAGCTTGTCGGAAGCATAGCACCGAAGATAGATGAATACTTCGCTAACGAACAATTAGCACATGAAAGAGGTATGTAATGTTAACTGTTATCCAAGTAGATGAAACATCATATGACCTTAAGGATGACCTTGGATGGATGACGGATTTCCCTGAATCCTTCAATGCACCGAAGGTAAGAACGAACTACAAGACCATTCCTGGAAGGAACGGAGACCTTGACCTTACGGAGATAGATGGTCATCGGTACTATGAGCCGATAGAGTTTACCATTGTAGCCAACAGACTATGCCGAACATCAGCCGAGATCATTCAGTATGGTTCACAGCTCATGAATCTGTTCAACGGAAAAAGGGGAAGGATATACCTTGACACGGCTGACTATTATTATGACGGCAGAATAACGGTCGGAGCATATGAAAGGGATGGACTTCGCCTTGGAGTGGAACTCACGATAAGAGCATTCCCTTACAGACTTGCAGAGGAGATGACACAGATAACACAGACCGTGAGTGGTTCAGGAACCGTGACCTTATCCAACGGCAATATGCCTGTTGTTCCTACGATAACAAGTACGGCAAGTATGACCCTTGCATGGGATACTTATTCCGTTCAGATATCGGCAGGAGAGGATATCCTTGTTCCTGACCTTGTTCTTGAGGATGGGAATACGGAGATAACTCTGGCCGGAACCGGCACTATAACCTTTACATATCAGGAAGGGATATTCTGATGGGATACAGAGTATATTACAACAACTATCTTCTGCACGATCCTGTGCTTGAGGACTACAAACTGATAAAGCCAAAGATGACAATGGAGCTGTCCAAAGTGGGCAGCTTCACTTTTACTCTTCCGAAAACGCATCCTAACTTCACCTTTGTAAGGGATGAGATCATGAAACCCTGGATAAAGATATATCGTGATGGTGTTCTGAAATGGAAGGGAAGGATCTACAAGATGACGGCTGACTTCTACGGCAACATCGAATGTAAGTGTGAAGATTGCATGGGATTCTTAAGGGATACTCTTATAGCTCCTTTCAACTTTGAAGGAACGGCAGGTGATATGTTCAGATACATCGTGAACGAACATAACGAGAGAGAAACAGAGACCCCTTGGGAACAGCTTATCATCGGCAATGTGGATGCATCTACAGAAGTAGACAGATGGCAGCAGAACTATCAGAACGCACTCGATACCATCATTCATCACGTTACCAACTATCATGCAGGATACATGAGGATCAGATACGATGCGAACGAAGACCCTATCATCGACTATCTGTCAGAGATACATGAAGTCTGCCTTCAGCATTGTACATATGGAGAGAACCTTGCCGATTACATCATAGACCAAAACGCAGAAGACTTTGCGACCGTGGTAGTTCCTCTTGGTGGACAGATGAACGAGATCGATCCTGAATCCACCGATGTCACAAGGCTGACCATCAAGGATGTCAATGGTGGTATCGACTATCTTGTCAACGAAGACCTTGCAAACATATATGGTTACATTTATCAGTATCCAAGCAAGACTACCCATGACATGGTACACAGACCGGAGACTCTGCTTGAAAAAGGAAGGCAAGACCTTATCAATGCCGTAGTCTATAAGAAGACCGTCACGGTCAAGATGGCTGACCTTGGCTTTGTCGATGGAGAAGCAGATTCTCCTGACATCGGAGAGAACATCATCATAGATTCAGCACCACATGGTGGTTCTCTGACATATCTGTTAAGGGCAATGGAAGTAGACCTCTCCGACCCTGCCATGACAGAGCTTACTCTTGGTGATGAAAAGGCTACCTTCATCGGCCAGCAGAGCAAGAACTATAATGACCTTTCCGACAGAGTGACCTACATTCAGGATCACTACATCACGGATGCACAGCAAGTAGCACAGACGGAGATAAAGAACAGCAC